AACTGTATACCCAGTCATTCCATAAAGTGGATTGCTTGTTGATGTATTTTCTAGTCTCATAGCATCTAATGCAACATAATAGTCTCCAGATGGTGTACTAGAAACTTCTACAGATGCATAAATTTTTGCAACAGTTACTGCATCCCAAGTAAAGTTGTTACTTGTAGATAATTCTTGTAGTTGTTTCTTTGCTACATAATATCTATTATTTTCAAAGTCATATCCACCTACGCCATCTTCTGCTTCAACTATAAACTTAGCATATTCTGATGATCCGCCTTCTGTATCAGCAAACTCTACTAAAATTTTAACTTTATCTGGCCAAGAACCAGAATCGCCATCTTTGTTAATAACAGAAAATGCTAATCTTAGTTCATCTGTTGGAGCATTTCGTGTAAAGTCAATATCCAAACCAGTTAAATGTATGTGATCAGATGATGTTGTTGCAGATAGTCCAGAAATAGATGCTGTTAGTGTTGCAGTGTCTCCTTGTATCATAATTATATTATTAAAGAATCTGCATCGTTCATATATTTCTGCTCTGCCTGCTTTGTAAAAAATAGCATTATCAGCATTAGTTTGAAAAACAACATCTGTAACCGCAATAATATTATCATCGTCTGGGTCGTCAAGTGGATCTGGATATGAATCTATCGCTACCGCCGAGGTAGCAGAATGATACTGCCAATTCTCACCTGTAGTAAATGCAAATATAGTCTTGCTATCATAAGCACCAGCAGACGGGTTTGTTCCTGCTGAATATAATCCAACTTCTGATATTTCATATCTTTCTTCTGTTGGTAGTTCTGCTGTTAATACTAGTTTTGTTATGTTATTTTCTGTTACAAATCCCCTGGAAGAAATAGGGACTCTAAACATCTCAAAATCAAGGTTTGTTTTGGCTGAGTAGTCTCCATATGGGTCTGCTGTTGCTAGAGGCTGTGGACCGCATCCAACGGCTATATAAGAGGCATATGCAGGTGCCTGACCAAGCAGGTACTTGCCAATAATATTTTTACCAGTATCAGTTATCATGATTCATTAAACTCCGCCTCATATATTGTACCACTTAGGCTGATTTGAACTTCTATTTGCTCATCAGGCTCTAAGTTTATTAGTTCTATTATAAGATCTCCTGTAGCATCTTCAATATAGACGTATGCTGCATCTGGACCATTGCCTTCTTCTGGTAGTTTTGTTTCCAGTTTAATAGAGAAATTTGCAAAATATTTATCCGAGGTATTTTGCAAAGCCACAACGTTATTAGGATTGTATTGTTGCTGAATAGATGTAAGATTTTTTATTGGCTGGTATGTAACAGTCTGCCCATTAATAGTATCATTACGAGCAATATTAATTAATTCGTGCCCTCCGATATTTTCAAGCAAAAGATCTGACATTATTTCTATAGGCTGATCTTCAAAGTCAAATAATATTGTATCTATTGGTGCAGTTTTTACTATTTTTTGAATTATAGGTGTTTCAATCAAAGAAGTTTTTAGTGGTACTGGAGGTGTTGGATCTGGTGTTTTTACTGGTGTTGTATTTTCAACTGTTGACGATCCGCCTCCACCACCAATACAATTTAAAAATGTTTCTTCTATTTTTTTACCATAATAGTTATATCCTACTTTTGCAAGGCCTCTTCCAGATGGACACTGTGCGGATGCTATTTCAACTGTTTCAGTTTTAAAAACTTTTGTTTGTTTTTTGATTTCTTCAGCATCAGTCTCTGCCTTTGCTTTGGCTTCTGCTTCGGCCTTTGCCTTGGCTAACGCTTGATCTGCAGCATCTTTTTCTGCCTGTGCATCCTTTGATGCCTGTGCTGCATCTGCTTTAGCCTGTGCTGCTTCAACTTGTGCAGGACTTAAACCAGTTTTTGGATCACGTTTATAATAATTTTTTTCTGCATCTGCTTTTGCTTTTGCTGCTGCTTCTTCTTCTGCTCTTTTTTTTATTTCAGCAAGTAAGGTTGCATTATCTAGTGCACCAAACTCATTATCAGGTACTAAATCTGTATTATAAAAAAATGGCATTTTATACCTCGCTCAAATATACTGTCATATCTGGACCATTATTTGACCTAGAATAGTCTATATTATATACTACAAATCTAGTTTCATCATTTGTAACAAGATCTAAGCCATTTTGATCTTTATATGTAACTGTTACAACGTCTCCCAATTGTAGTGTTGGAACTGAAAACATTTGTATTCCTATTACCTTTTTTGGATCTTTTGTTTTATTTATTATCCAACCAATCAAATCTTCTGCGTGATCCTGTGTTTGAATATATAATGCATCAATAGCAAATTCATTTTTACCATGTATAAGCCTACTTAATTTAATTTCATCGTATGCTGCTTTTTCTACTAAAGCAGATGTAGTTGTTGAATTACCTTGAAATTCTGGATCAGATAAATTACTTTTCTTTTTATAATATTCATCAACAGTTAGTTCACGAGTTGTATCCTGAGTAAAAGAAACCCCAATAATTCTTAAATAATTTCCACTAGTATCGTCAAGGTTTAATGCAGTATCAGTAGAATTAAATATTAAAAATTCTGCTCCATATGAGTCTGCTTGAAAACCAGAAACAGCATATCCTTTAATTCTATTAAAAGTAGGTGCTATCTTTGCATAAAGTGCAGGGTATGCACGATCATATCTAATATCAAAATATGCACACTCACGCATAATTGTTCCAAATTCTTCAAAATACATATTATATTTAGGAGGCTGTTGAGCACTTATACCTGATAAATAAGTAGACTGAACTATACCGCTCATTGCGTATTTACGAAATGCTTCATTTGCATCTATCTGACTGTCTCCAAATATGCTAGATAAAGTTTCTCCAACTGTAAATACTGTATTTTGTGCATAGTTATTTGTTAAAGCATATATATTTTCAAACATGCATCTTGAAGAGCCACGAACAAAAAGAGCCATATTATTATATATAGGCAATGGATCTGTATCATCTACTATTTTTATAAGTTTATTATTTATATATAAATAAAATCTTCTAGTGTTTCCAATATCTTGATATTCAACAGATAGATCATATACTGTGGGATTTTCTTCTCCCATCATTCTATATTGACCAGTAAATCTTCCGTCATCAACAAGTATATTTGTTAATCCGCCCCAAAGTTTTATTGGAATAGCATCTGAGTTAGCAGAATTCTTTTTAATTTTATAAAACATAACATTATTTACAGATATCTGAGCCTGTCCAGTTTTTGAATCACGTTTTAAATACTGCTCTATATTATTTTCTGTAAGAGCAACTATTTCAAAATAGTATCCATTATTTGTTTCTGGGTTTAATAAAACTGCCATTCCGCCAGATCCTCCACCAATGCTTATGTTTTGATTAGTTCCTGCACCAGTTACTTGAAAATAAGCAGTGCTACCTATTGGGGTTTGTCCACGCACTTCGTTATTTTCAATTTTTCCTACAATTCTCATTCTTGTTCCAAAATGTTTGTATGCGTTATCTAAATTTTTATAAACATATGATACAAAGTTTAACGGAGTCTCGGTAGTTTTAAAAGATGGTCCATTCATAACAAGAGCAGAAGACTGAATTGTTCCAGCCTGTGTTGATTTTAAATTATTTACCTGTGTTTCAGTTAAATAGTTTGTTGCTAAAAAGTTTTTAATAATTCCGTTTCTTGTTGTTTGAACAGCAAGAGAATTATTTACTCCAGCAGCACCAGTTGTAGTTGATGGAGCATTTATATCTTCATCTAATGCAGTTGTAAATAAATATTGTGTTTTCATATCACAACCACGAACATATGTATTATTAGTCCAGTAATCATTAATGCCAGCGGTATGCTCTACAATTGGAGTTCCAAATTGTCCACGACCATGTTGTTGAACTGCGCCAGATTGCATTCTTGTATTTCCATCAATTGTTTCATAATATGGAAGACTATAAATTCTAATTAAACCAGTTGGATAGATCTTTCCATTAAACGGAAGGGAAGCAAAATATCTTTGATATTCTTGATTGCTACTAATCCAAACATTTCCAGTTCCTGTGACATTAAACTGAACGGCATCGTATTTTATTATTTCTCCATTAGCATAAAAATATCCTTGATACCTAGTTGAATAATATACACTTTCACCAAGATCTAATATATTGTTTATTACATTTCCATTTGATACTGTTGGAACAGATGTAGTTAAATTTGAGTTGATTGGTATAGCAGACAACTGATAAGCAGATTGTTGAGATGCTATTGAATTTACAGTTTTTGTTTCCTCTGTTCCTGCAACTTCCCACAAAAGAACTGGTTGATATATCCAAGTTTGTTCGCTATCTAATAATCCTTGTTGTCTAAGGCTTCCATAAGTTCTTTGAATATATCTAGTGGTATAAGATATTCTTCCATCATTATATACACGCTTATCATTTGCTGATATTGCTAGAATGTTTGGTAAATTGCCAGAACTTGAATTTTTAACTATACCATTATCTGTTTGATTATTTGATCCAGAAAGCACAAAATCTGTAGTTCTATCATTTTCATCTGGCAATAAATAATTTTTACTCATAATGATAAAATTATTATATTCATCAAAGAACATTGCACTTTGTGTTGATATGGCAAGTTGTGTTAAAACTTCTGCTACGTTTTGATCTGGTGCGACAAAGAAAAATGGAATTATAGGATCTGATTCTCCAGTCAATCTTCTAAATGTATAATTGCTAAAACCAATATAGTCAAGAAGAGTAGATACTGCCATGCTTAATGATGTTTGAGTCATAAGCAATCTTGGTGCAGGCATAGACTCTAGGAAGAAATAAAAATCACGAAGAGAAAGTGTTACAGTTGCTCCAGTTACATCTGCTTGTGGAAAGCCATCTGAGTATAAAGTTTTAATTGGAACATAATAGTCAAAGCCATCTACATTGACAATTTTTTCATAAAACTTAAACTGTATATTTTTTTCTATATATCCATTAATAATGCTATTTGTATTGTTATCATTAAATGCCTGGTCATCATCAAATATTGTCATTTCTCCAGTAGAGGCGAGCAACTGTCCAACTGGTATTGAACTATTACCAAGATCAGATAGCATCTTAGTGATTCTATAATCTATAACCTTGTCTGATAAATTTACTACAAGCCTAGGTGACATTTCTATTAGGTCAAATGTAGAATCTTGTTTGTTCATTGTATCTACTACAATACGTATTCCCTTTATGTATTGGAATTGTCTATATTTTGTACCGCCGTCAATTGCATCTGTAAATGACTCTGGAGATACAAGATCCTCAATAAAACTTGACTGGTTTGTAATAGTTTCAGAACCTAAAGACCAACCATATGTTGGTGTAAAAATCTCATATTCAGAACCAGTCCAAATATGAAATTCTCCAACCTCCCCTTCATTTTCAACAACCAAGTATGCATATCCAGTTACGCTTGATTCTGGAAGCAGGGTATCTGAAGAAAGTCTTTCTGCAAATATAAAAATATCTTTATATGCATCTGGAATTATCAAACCATATTCTAATTCTACATATCCATCTGTACCAATAATTGGAGAGTTAGTTTCGTCATCTCTTGTATCAAATTCGTTTACTGTATATACATCTGTCCAGTTATTATCTATTAGGCATTGAACTCTCCATCTTGCTGGAGTTGTTTTATTTACCTCGCCAAAAAGTGGATCATCAATGCTTCCAGAGTTTGTTGTAAATGGACCTAAATCAACATCTCCAACATTTGTTTGCATTTTAATAACAAGCCTATTAGTTGGTACCTGTTCTTTATAAACTACAAATGGAACAGCATCATGTATAAAATATAATCCATTTGACACATTTTTAGCAACGCCGTATTCATTACCATCTTCTGTTCTATATGAAGTCCAGTATCTAAACTGATCATATCTTGATGGCATATAGTATCTAGGACGCTCTGATATATCTGCACCAGAGTTTGCTAGATACCTTCCAGACATATACATTGCTTTGTTAATTCCAGATCTTGGTCTAAATGGCTTTAAGCAGTCTTCTAAAGAATAAATCATTTTCATTTTGTCTTTAGTTAAAGTAAATTGCTGTGGAGTTCCTGTATTATCAAAACCACCATCAATTACAATATCTGCATCTGTTGCCCCAGTATAATAATTTCCTTCATCAAGTTGATCAAATGTAGATGGTAGTGTGCTATATACGGAGCCAGTTGTATTTGGACGGTATCTATAGTTACCAACTTTAAAAATATTTCCTGGCATATTCATATTCCATTCAGCCAATACTAAAGATTCTATATTAATAGTTGCTGATGTTTCAAAATGTGTCTTTAATGCTTCACTTACAAACATTTTAGACCTCTTCCAGATTTACCGATATATTCCACATATCAAAATTATTGCCACCACGTTTAACTACTGAGTAATTAAAATCTGCAAAATATACCTGAATGATTTCATTATATTGTGCAAGGTGACCAAATGAATTATTTACAACTTCCCCGTCTTCTTTAAAATTAGCATAGTTATCGTATGCTAGGTACATCCAGAATGGTCCAGTATGAGAGTTATACCAGTCTAATATTGCTACTCCGCCAGCACCACCATCTGCTGTAAATTCTTGTGTATTGTTTTTATATGGAGATATACCAGTTGCATCATCAAATGCAGCAACCTGATAATAAGATCTTGATGGTAGCATACTCCATGAAAAACTAATTTGCATTTTATCTGCAATATGATATGAACGCATACGACCATTAATTGTACGTTGTCTTTGTTCAATTCTCTGCGGAGTAAAAGATAACTCGCTTCTATTATGGTCAGAAAGAATAATAAATTGATTTAATAAATCTGGATCTGTTTCGGCGGTATCAGCACCAACTTCATAACCATTAGGAACATAAAGTCCTCCAGTAAGGGTTCCAGCATTATTTGACCATAAAACGGCCTGTGGTCTTTGATATCTTTTACGACCAGACATATATGCTGATGTTGTCATTATGATACCCTCTGCTTCTTAACTCTCTGTGAATCTAAATATCTTATTTCATTCATAACAGTTTGTGCTATGTTGGAAGGTGAAGCATTTGTTCCACCAACTGTAATTCCAACATTATAATTATACACTGCGCTAGAGTTATCACTATAAGATGCATTTGCTATATTTGTATTTGAAGCATTAACCGTTGGGCTAGAGATATTATAAGATGGTGATATTAATGACGTGGTCATCATGCTAGGTGAGACTTCTGAGAACTTCCTTGCAATCATAGAAGGATACTTAGCATCATTAATGGCAGACAATAATGGACCAAATGCAAGG